ATACGCTTTTAAGAAATCATAATGAAGCTATTAAAGGTGAAATTTGGAATGATATACATAGAATAACTGGAACAGAGGGTTATGGTGGTTCAACAATTATTGAAAAAAATGAAATAAATAAAACTGAAAAAACATATCATTTAATTAATAACAAACCAAAATTATTAAAAGAAAGGAGATAAAATGAAAAAAAGAATAAGTCAGTATGATGCTCAAATGGTTGCTGATTGGTTTAATGGATCTAATATGGTGCATTCGTCAATTGCAGATAATGAAAAAATAAAAAAACTATTCGAGCAAAGTGAAAAGTTAAGAATGAAAGCACATAAAATAATTGTTGATGACAACACTTGGAAATTTGAGTTTGCAAGAGGTAATCAACGAAAATTAAAAGTTAAATATAATTATGAAAGGAGATAAAATGAAAACATATCAAGTAACAATTTCTTTAAGAACATATCAAAAAGCATATTTTAAAGCTAATAATAAACAAGAAGCGTTAAAAAAAGCTGATGATTGTATAGATTGGCAAGAGATTGGCGATAGTAACCAGGTATTTACTGAAAATATAAAATTAATAAAGGAAACAAAATGATAGACTATAATTTAATATTGTATATCGGTCTTTTCTTGTTAGTATTTGGATTTATATTGTTTGTAATATCAGAGATAAGAATTAGACAGATAGACAAGGAGTTGTTTAGACAAGAACAGTTACATAAATCTTTTATGAAAGCTAAAAAGGAGGGGAGATGAAAATAGATCATAAGAAAGTAGAAAAATTAAAATCTTTTAATGGTGTTAAATTAAAAGGAAACGAAACCTTTGATGAGTTACTTGCTATCGAAAAAAAGAATATGTTGAAAGGCACAATTATTTGTAAAGCAAAGAAATGTAATAACTACTTATACAAAAATCAAAGCCAAATTAATCCACAATATTGTTTGGAATGTATTTAGAAAGGAGGGAAAATGGCAGAAAATAAAATTTTTACAGATGCTGAAATTTTAAAAGCATTGAATAATATTAAAGAAATTGTTGAGTCACAAAGAGAATTAAATAAAATTATCGATAGAAGACTCCAAGCTTTAGAAAAATTTACTTTGGAAAATAGGTAAAGTTATTAGGGGGTGTTTCGCTCCTACACCCCTAATAATCCCTAATATACCCTGGAGGTAAAATTAATTTTTCTTCTCGATTTGGTTTTAAAACAACACGTAAGGAGGTATCCATAGGGTTATTACTTTGATGAACCTCTATTCTTTTAATCTCTTCTAAATAACCTTTTTTAGTCATAATATAGATTTTCGCATCACTAACTGCATTACCTCTTCGACCATTTTGCCCCTCAGTAAATTTTTCTAAATATTCTTGTAAGTGTTTGACGTACATTATTTTTTATTAATTATTTCTGTAAGCTCAGTAATTACTTTTTTATAACCATCAACTAAATTTTGTAACTGTATAACTTCTGATTTATATTTCTTTAATTGAAAAATTTCTTCTTTTTGCATTTTAATTATTGTTTTATACCCCTCTACAACATCGTCTTTCATATATTGACTTTATATTTAAGTTACCTTAAAAAGTCAACTATGGGTGTTCCAAAGAGATTAACAGAGATGCAACAAAGATTTGCTGAATTTTTAGTGTTTGGAGATGAAAATGGTCCAATGACTAAAACTGAGGCAGCACTCAAGGCAGGTTATTCTCCAAAAAGAGCTAGACAAGAGGGGTCTGAGCTTACCAATCCAAAGCTTTCTCCACTTGTGGTAAAACATATTGGAGAACTAAAAGAAGAAAGATTAAAAAAACATGAAGTTACTTATGATGGCCATATATCTGAACTTGCAAGATTACGAGAGGCGGCACTTAAGAAAGGGTCTTTTTCATCGGCAGTTAATGCAGAAACAAATAGAGGAAAAGCTGCCGGTCTATATATCGATAGAAAAATAATTAAAACAGGTAAATTAGAAGATATGTCAGAACAAGAGTTGGAAGCAAAGATGAAACAAATTTTAGATGATTACTCACAAATAATAGATGTAACACCAACTAAAGCCTCTGAATCTTCTTCACCCAAGCTCGTGGAATCATCGTTCGATCCCCAAAAGTAATACCATCATCATCTTGGTCGTAAGATGCAAACAATTTTATAGATTTATTATCTTTAGAATATAACCAACCCTCATTTACAGGTCTTGCTAATTTCATTCTATCAAACTCTTTTTCAGTTGCCCAGCCAGAGTCACTGACACAATCAATCCACTCCACTCTGACTTTCGGATAAGGTATATCGGGAGAACTTTCAGTTGCAATTCTTTTTCGTCTTTTCCTAGGCATGTATAGGTTTATATCACAGATTGATTTATTTAAAATATGCTTCGCGTACGCGATAGCGATTTTGTATTGGTACACATTAATATGTACCAAAAAACAAAAAGTGTACCATAATTTGTCCTATAAAAAGCTATATTTTATGCTGAAAAACAGTTAAAAGTACACAAAGTACACTTTATTTCGTAAAATAAAAAAATATTTTTTTAATCTGTGAAATAAAACTATAGTATTTCTTTATTTGCCTTGTTTTCAACACAATATTTCCTCATTACAGACAACTTTTCCTCGGCTTTACCTATCTTACCTAATAAAGTATCGACTTCGCCTGTAATGTCCACATGTTCAGGTATCACCATATTGTGGTCTTCAATACATTGTAATTTATATAATGCGTCTTCTATTTCAGCTTCGTATCTCTTTAGCAGCGTTCTAAATAATTTATCATTCATCGTTCCATTCCTCCATTTCCGTGTTCCCATGTTCATCAACATATATAATCCACGACTTTTCACCATCAAAATAGTAACCATCTACCTCTCTTTTCATTCAAAGTCCTCCTTTGTCATGTTAACTTTAGCCCTTTCTTTTTCGTCATGCAATAGGTCATAATACATGTCCAATCTCTTCAAAAACCTATGTTTATATTGCCTTAATTCATGGTCCGTGATCCTAAATTCTTGGTAATATAAGTCTGGTGTACACATCATGATCACACCTTGACGGATCTTTGAACCATGGACATAATCGTGAGCCATGGCATATGCAGCAATTTGTAAATAATAATCCTCAACCCATTCTTTTTTCTTCGGTCTATTAGATTGTTTAAAATCTACAATACTTTCCAAGCCATTATGGTTACAAACCAAGTCAGTAGACCCAGCATATAACCCAGGATAATACAATGTAACCTCCGAGCCGTAATACTCTTCAACCGGTGCAAGACCGATTTCAATAACTTTTTCGGCCATGGGCTTCGCCTCCTGTCCGAGTTCTGTAAGATCATCGTAGCCAACTCCCGTAACATAAGATTCGAGGAATTTGTGCATGGAAGTACCCCTCCTACTACTATGATTTTTGATTTCTTCAGCTCGTTTTTCTCCAACTTTGGCCTTCCAGTCTTTTAAAAATTGTTGATCTTTGGTCGCCCCTAATATCGTAGTAACAGATGGAAGTCTAGTACCATTTACATCATAGAGCCGTGTTCCATGTTCCTCGATCCTTGTCGCATCAACATAGGTGTATTTCTCCTTGA